TCGCGAAGCCATTGTCTAGCTTCACTAGCCGTATAACGACTCACCTTGAATCTTATCGACTGAAGCTCACTACGATCTTCGTCCTCGATAATTCCAAAAATAAAGTCGACTCCAGCGCCACCGCGATCATTTTGACGCCTAAATCGATCAAATCGTCCAGGATTTGCGATACGAGCAGCATGCTCGTTGGGATATGGCCGTTCCATTTCAATAGATTCCGACCGATCTCGTGCAGCCTTGATGCGTTTTGAACGGGCATCCGACCAAGACTTGCCAGCATCGCCTCCCCAAGCGGCCCAAGCCACCCTTCCATTACTGGGATAGCCATCTTCTCCAGGGCTGAATCCTTGACCCTGTTTATCCACCTCATGCCTGGCAAACCAGGCCGACATGGTTATTACTGTGTCAGGTGACAACTCATTGCCGCTCAAAATTTGAGTGGCGCGGGTGCGAGCGACATCCGTGCCACCTGATTCGCCATCAGCTTTCCAGTCCCGATAACGCTGAGCTTCAGTCCTCATACCCTCGTTAGGCATGAGGTCAATCTCAACTCCGTTTACGTTTGCCATTTGTCCGCTTGCGGGTGGGCTGTGGCTCTTCTGATTCAAGCAACGAGAGCTGCATAGTCTCGTCAGTCAAATCAAGATCCTTGTCTAGCTTGACTCCAGCGTCAGCAGCGATTTGCTGCTCACGAGCAAGCTCGGCGACGTTGTCATCAAAGTCACCGCCTGAGTAGGCAATGACCTGCTGCTTCGTCATGTAGCCAGCCTGTTCAGCCTCTCGATAAGCCTTGACCTCCTTAAGCGGGTCGACCCAGCTCCAGCCACGCGGCATCCAACGAGGTGACAAGTAACGCTCAGGCCGCAGCTCGTAGTCAGGGAAGTTGCAGTAGCCGCTAAGGACTGCAAGGTTCAACCACTCGCGGAAAACCCGCATATGTAGGTTGTCGATCAAATACTTTTGAACAACCCGCCAATGCTCACGGTCCTCAAGCAGTGACAGTCTTGAGCTGCTGTAGTTGGTGTCGCTGAAGTCACGAGACAATGTCTCATATGAGCAACCAAAGCCAGACGCAAAACGCCTGACCTTGTTTTTGACAAACATCTCAAATTGTTGATCAGGAGAGTCGATATCTGGCACTGTTATTTGTTCGCCAGGACTCAAATATTTGAACGTACCAGGAGAAAACTCTGAGATTCTTTCGCTGTTTTCGACATCATCAGCGATCAATTCTCCCTCGTTATTTGTAATAAAGCCCATGATGCTTGCGCCAGCACGAGCACGAATCACGGCCGCTTCTTCGTAGCCCTGCAGCTGATGTGCGTCAGCCATCACGCTGTGGAACCACGGCACACCCCTGTTTTGACCTGGCCTCTCAGGCATGAACAGATGAATTACGTCTTCTGCAGGGAGGAAAACGTGCTTCCTGTCAGGGACAGGATTGCCTTGGAAAAATGTATCTCCAGGGTGACGAGTGAGAATCGCATACCGCACAGGGCGGCCCCACTCATCAACCTCAACGCCGTTGCGCCACTCGTTGCCTTTTTTGCCTGTTGCACCGTTGTATGACTCGTCCAGAAGATCGCTTTCGATCATCTGCAGCGCCAAGGGCACCTTTGACTCGCCAAATTGACGCCGAACAATCCTGAACAGTGCCTCACCTGACTCGCACATCGCGCCAGCGGCCAGCCACTCAAAATCGTGGAAGCTGTACCGACCAGAGCAGTCACAAGCGTTAGGCCGCGTCCAATAGGACCATTTGGCCTCAATCTCGTTGTTGATCCGGTTGTCCCGCTTGCTGCCACGCAGCTGCAGTACCTGAGATTGCAGCTTGATGCCGGTGCCGATCACATTGATCTGTGTCGTCCGCTTGGCCTGCCGCGCATACGGATTGTTCCGCACCATCTCGCGGGATCGATCCCGCAAACGCCGCAAGTTGCCTCGAATCTCAGCATCGGCGCTGGCTTGCGTCGACATCCAATCTGATGTCAAACGCGAAACCATCGCGCCGCTGTAGGCACGACGGAAAACTCGGGCCGGCGCCTTGCCAAAGCCCAAGAAGTTCATGACGCTCGAACGAATACCCATGATCAGTTGAACCTCACGAACATGTTGCGCGGATTGCCAAGGCCGTTGGCGATCAGCTCGGCCTGCTCTTCACGTTTGACTTCAGCCTTCAAACGACCTTCAAGTTGAATTAGGTCAGGCAAGTCGTAACGCTTCAGGTTGCGATTGCCAATCTTGTATTCCTGTACTGCACCACCATCAATCAGGGTGCGAATCGCTGTTTGTACAGCCTCTAAGTCTTTTTTGGCTTGAGTTCGACCGTCGTAAGCCCCTGGAGTGCCTGAGTACTCAAGTGCGGCTTCGACCTCAAGAGTCCCGTATCCGAGAGTTAGTTTCTCGGAATCCTTGGTCGCAATAGCCTGCCAGTACCAATTTCCAGCGTCAAAATCCTCTGAATCTGACGATGCAATGGTGAATTCCCAGCCAGTGCCAAAAGCACTGCCCGTAGAAATGTGTCCCTCCGAGGCAGTATTGGTCCTCAGGTAGTACTTGAGAGTCCACTCGTCACTTTTGATTTCGTTGCCGAAAACATCCGTCGAAGAGTCATCTCTCCATTTGACGGTGTCACCAGCCCGGATCTCACTTGGGATGTTCACGGGACTACCAGCTTTGGACGAAATTACGGCGATTAGGCCGTTTTTGCTGTCTTGATCCTAGCTGAGACGGCTTATTAGGCTCATTACGCCGTTCAAACTGATCCCAAATGCTCCTGCGGTCGTATTTCTGGTACATCCGGTGCAAAGCGGCATATGCATAGACCATTTCGTCCAACGCCTCGTTCGGACTTTGGCTTTTTTTGACCCAAACTCGCTCAGGGAAGCCATTGCGATACCTGAGCACCTGTCGCTCAGCGGTTAGCTCTTGGAAGTAGTCAGGACCGACGGTTGGATAGAAGTGAAGGTATCCAGGGCCTGGATCATTGTGCTTGAGACGCCCAAACAACAGCGACTTCACTCCATCAACACCAACAGGGAACAATTGAGCGCCATTTTTCATCGCTCGACCCTTGAAGTTGATGTCAACCTTGCTTGGCTTACCCAGCGGAGGCTTGCCTTTCTGGCCCATGCCTTTGATTGCAATTACGCCCATCGCTGAACGCTCTCGTGCATAGCCATACACCTCTTGGGTGTGGTGGCCACCAGAGTCAATGCAGCAAACCTCGATATTCAGCTTGCGGCCATCCTCTGTTTCATACGGATTCTGCAAAACCTCATCTAGTTGCTTCCACACCTCCGGCCGGGACGGTGATCCATAAAGAACCACTCGATCAACCAAATAAGCCTCCTCATCTCTCGCCCATCCCCAGACCGACAAACTCAATCTGTCGTCCTGACAGTCACAGCCACACGTCAGCAACAAAACTTCTGCTGGTGGTGTTGCCTGCTTGTACTTTTCATCAGCTGCACGCTGCAGCAAGGATTCACCGCTGATCTTGCTTGCGTACTCGTCCTCCCAAACCTCTCCAAGGATCGTGTTGACCCATGTCTTCAGCTGCTCAGCATCGTGCTTTGCATCTAAAAACTCCTCAACCAGATTCGACCACGCTGCATTAGGGCTGTAGCTGTAAGCCGCCCAAATATGAAAGCCGGCGTGCTTGCCATTAAAAGGACCAGTTCCCCGCCACTCACCACGCTCAACCATCCACCGCTTCTTAGCGTGAGGGATCATCACGCCACACTTCTCACAGCAGTAAGACGCTGTTGATGGGTCATCGTCAAACCAACGAATGTTTGCCCACCGCAGATACTGCATATGACCGCAATCTGGGCATGGGACGAAGTAGCGCCTCATGTCCGACTGGTTGTACATCTTCTCGATCCGACTGAAGTCTTTGACCGTCGGTGTCGAGCCAGACACGATCTTGCGGTTCCAGTAGTACTCAGTACGCCTGATGCCCAGCTTGATCTGGTCACCCTCAGAACCAGCTGACGGCGGGTAGCCATCGACCTCATCGAACAGCACGATCCGCCGACTGACACGACGGAAGCCACGCGGCGAGTTGGCTCCAACAAGACTCAACGTCCCGCCTGGAAACTGTTTTTGCAGGATCGTGTTCGCGCCATCCTTAGCCTTCGCCTCGCTCACCAAGCCTCTTAGGACCGGTGTGTCACGCAACATCGGCGCGATCTCTTCTTTTGAATATCCCTGCGCGTCCTCAATCGTTGGCTGCACCAACATGATTGGAGCCGGATCTTGATGGACGTGATACCCAACGACGTGGTTCAAAATCTTCGAGTAGCCAACCCTGGCTGACTTCATCACCGTCACCTGTTCAATACCAGGGTCAGTGATCGCATCCATGATCCCCTTCTGATATGGCAGCGTTCGCCATCGACCACCCTCCGCGCTGGACTCCGCGCTAAGGAACGCATTTTCATCCGCCCACTCACTGAGACTCAGCTTTTTTGGTGGCTTGAATGCCAGCAAGGCCTTCTTTTCCAGCAGCTGGATATTGCTCATCCCTCTGCCTCCCGAGCCAAGTCTTCAAGGGTTTCGCGCACAATATCCTCTAAACAAGCCATAGCACCTGAATCCAAATCAGGTATTCGCTGCTTTGCCTTGCTCGGCAAACCGAGGATCTTGTTTCTAGCCATCGTCACGATCTCGACCCACTTGGCTTCAACATCAGCTGCAGGTACAAGCAAACCTTCCTTCTGCTTCCTGTCCAGCTCAAGCAACTCGGCTTTTAGGTGCTCAGTTCTCGCTCGGCTCTCGTCGTAATCAGGTATGTACTCAGACGTTTTGGTCATGCGCGGACCAGGAGCCCTATCTGCAACTTTTGCGACTGGCTGCTCTTGAATTACTTGTGCTGCCTTTTGGTGCGCGGTAGTCTTGCGGGTTTGCGTGTTTTTTCGATAGTCGTCAGCGAGCGTGGCAGTGTCCAGC